CTATTTGATGTGCTGCTGGCGGCCTTCGGGATTGATATCATAGTGATTTTTGTAGATCAGATCCGACATTTTAACCAAAGTAAAGCCTTTGGACTGTAGGCCATCGATCAACTGTTCCAAAGCCTCGGCAGTATATTTAGCACCGTTATGACAGAGAATGATGGAACCGTTTCCGAGATGCTTATGATCTAAAACGGTATGAAGAATAGAATCTACGCCGTAATCCTTCCAATCCAAACTGTCTACGCATGACGCAGAATCAAACACCTTTGCAATAGCCTAAAACTGGGGCTTTATATCGGATCAGCACATTGCCGATATCACATTTTATATCGGATCTGCACATTGTCTCGATCATAAAAAATAATCTGTTCAATAAAAAAGTTGCATAGATATTTTATGGTATCAAATTCACCGCCGGCAAGAGCAGTGGGAGCAGAGTTAATATCTAATCCTTCCAGTTCTAGCTTTCGGTTGCTTTTATTTTGGATAGCAAGAATTTCTGCTTGCAGATTTTGCTTCTCTGTGTCTAATAGATCAATTCGTTCGTTCAGATATTTAACAGCAACATCACCAGATGTAAGACAGGCATCCAGAAGTTTCTGAATGTCAATATCGATGGTGGCTATGCGTTGCTTATATTCGTTAATTTTGGCTTGTTCAGAGGAGGGGATGCGTTGCGCCTTACCATCCTTAAACATTGATTTAATTTCGGGCTGTGATATAAAGTCAGCAAGATCATTCAGCACATAATCATCCAAAAAATCCATCTTAACACTTTTGCCTTGACATACGCCCTTAGCATAATTGCGGCGACCGGAGCATGTAAAATATCTGCCGTTTTTGGCTCCGGATGGAGACATCGCTCTACCACAATACCCACATCTGACAAGTCCGGACAAAACTGCAGTACGTGACGTTCCGGCTCTAGGGGTTACGGCAAGACGAGATTTCTTCTTATATTGCACTTTAAGATAAGTATCGCTATCCACAATCGGCTTATGTTTTGCTATGGCAAGAGTCATTTCCGAAACAGGGCGGGATCGTTTAGGATGCGCACTATTGCGGTCGCGCATTCCGAAGATATTTAATGATTGCTTACCATCGCACTGTTCGGGAGATATCTTCACGCGCACGCCTTGCGAAGCGTAAAAATTGTATATATCCATGCTGTTTGGTGCATAAAGCGGTTTTGAAAGCATGTCGGACAGCACCCTTGAAGTCCAATCTGACCCGGATCGAGTTTGCATTCCGGCTAAATGAGCACGATTCATGATGCTTCGGACCGTGGCACCGGGCTCGAGGTACCATGCAAAAAAAGTGCGGATCACCTCTGCCTCTTCTGGTACAGGCTCTAGAATAGTGTGTTTCTGCCCGTTTTCAGTCGTTTTGGCGAGGCGAAAGCCATATGGTGCAGGACCACCGCCCCAAAATCCGAGTTCGCAGCGATAATAGTAGTTGTCTGTGACACGAGTAATGATTGCTTCTCGCTCCATCTGTGCGAGGGAGACAAACAAAGTGGCCATCATCATTCCGCCGGGGGCAGCAGTATTGATATTGTCGGCAAAAGATATAAAATGTACGCCAAGATCTTGGTAGTCCACGATCAGATTAACAAAGTCACGGATGCTACGGCTTATACGATCGATCTTATAGCAGATTACACCATCAATTAAACCGTTCTGCACGTCTTGGTTGAGTTGTCTAAAGGCAGGACGGTCAAGATTTTTGGCCGACCATCCCTTATCCTTATACACTTTATAATCGTTCCAACCATTTCTTTTGCACAAATTAATGCAATCCTCAATCTGCGCATCGATGGATAACGAATCCTTTTTATCAAGTGACTGTCTTACGTAGATAGCTTTCATGCTAACCCTCCCTCGTATGGTGTTTACATAGCTTCCTTAATTTTTAGGCTTTCACGATATTGCGAAGCGTCAGGAATATCCACAAACTCAACTGTTTTATCATAGTTTTGGCGAACTACTTCCTTGATTTCATCCAATGTAACATGGAAAAATTCGCGACGTTTGTTAATCATATTCAATTTACGATCATCAAATGCACGGTGTAATGCGGCTTCTAGTGCAGGAGCATCCTTAGAGAAAATCATTGCGTGCACATCAAAATTAAATGGGACAGATGCATCACCAAGTTCATCAACTCGTTCTTGTGGATCTAATCGCCGTGTCATACCGATTTTATATATATCAGGGCCAAATGCACCAATATTGGAAATGACATATACATAACCTGCACGCTGATTAATCTGACGATAATCCAGATCCTGCAGGGAAGTGTTGATATTATTGAGATGGTTTTCTATAGTCTCCTTTTTTGTTAACATATCCTGTGAAGGAGAGTCTGTCGATTCAATTTGTTTGAGCAGTGATGCCAGTGCATTTTTGTAGTGTGATTGTTCCTTTATTATCTGTTTTCGTTTTTCTTCTAATTCCTTTTGCACTCTTGCAGCTTCACGCATCTCTGCACGTGCCTCTTTGGCAGCTTCTTTTTCTTCTTGCTTTTTGATCTGATATTCTAAAGCAAGATGTAACTCGTCAACTTTTGCATCATAGTAAGCACGTGATATGGAGATGCTCATTATTTGCCCTAATTTGGATATTGCTTCGCGGGATTTTTGCATACGAGACAAATAAGTATCAAAATTATTATATTTTACTTTACTGACGAGAGCGTCACATTCGCTATTAAAAGCACGGAGTAACAGCTTTTGCATATCTTTTACCATTTTTCGTCCTTTAGTAGCATTACCATTAACGGTCCATGCCATATTGCCGGAAGCAGCATTGCCGGTTTTTATCAATCTCTTCTGTTGATCTCGAACTTGCTTGAGGCGTTCGTTATACTCCTCAGAGTTGCAAAAATCATAGGTTGGCTTATAAAGTCCAAATTCCTGTACAAGGATTTCTTCATCAAGCACGATAATTTTTTCGTTCCTTTTGGAAATTTCCTTATCCAAGGCTGCAATCTTTTTGGCCTTTTTGTCGGTAAGTTGTGTGATTTGTGCATTAAGATCATCAATAGTGGTCTGCAGGGTGCTTTCTTGTTGCGTTAATCTATTAATACGCTTATCTAGTTCATGTGCATCTTGCATCTCTGGAGTCAGAAGACTTTGTGCGGATGTTAAATCAAATTGCAATTGCTCAACGGTTTCAGCATTACGTTGATCTTCTTTGTATTTAAGAAACAGCAGTAATGCTCCAATCAGTGCAGGGATGATAAAGAACCAAAATGCAAACATTGCGCATATGATCCATGTGTGTAGATACCATTTTTTTTCCATAGTGTGCTCCTTTCAAAAGCTAGATGTTATCGTTGCGTTATTCGAGAGAACTTCATCTCTTGATCGTCTGTGAACTGTCAGAGTCGATTCAAAATTATATGTCACTATAGTTAATAGATAAGTAAATAACATTTGTTACATTCTAGATAAATTTTCATGACTCCTCATTCGACAATGTAAGTATAGCAATAGCCGTCAGAATTGTAAATGATAAATTACTAAGAAAATAGGGATAAAGTTAATGAAATTCGCCTATAATACTATTTATGAAAATATTATTATGGGAACTGCGCAGGCAGAAACATTTGACGTTAATGCAATTATCTGCGCTCACAGGGGTAAGTAAAACGGCTTTGAATGACATTGAGAATGAAAAGCATTCGCCGACACTGCTACAGTTAGAGAGGATAGCAAAGGGGATGCAATGTAAGATGTCAGATCTGTATGATTCTCCATATAAATAAATTTCCGCAATCACGGAAATCGTATGTGAATATCTACCAATAACTGCCAAAATATGATAAAGTCAATACATCATTAATGATCTGGATCTCAAGCATATTAAACAGATTCAAACGAAGTTATCATATTCATATGGGGAGGAAGGTAGTATGGAGACGATTAGAGAAAAAATCATTGAAAAGATTGGACGATGCGACGATGAGACTAAGTTAAAGATGATCTATCAGTTTATCATTGGAGTATTGGGGTGCTGATCGCACACAGAAGCCGCAAAAAAATAGCCGCAGCAATGCGGCTATTTTTAGTTATGGGAATCTTTTTTCAATTCTTCTTCCACGCTTGTTACAAATTTTTCCACAAGCTGCCATTCGGCAGGTGTCAATTTTCCCAGTGCAATAAATACGCTTTGAATAAATTTGTTATCCGAAGACAATGCTTCGCCGACGGTTCTGGCGGCAAGCTCGGCTTGCGAAAGCTGCTTGAACATCTCGCCTTGTCCGGTGCGTAGCCATTCTTCACTGACGTTAAATTCCCGGCAAATTGATTTAACTACTTGGTCAGTTACAGAATTTTTATCGTTCTCTATAAGACTAACAGCACTTTTCTTCAATCCAATTCTTTCACCGAAATTATCTAGGGTCATTCCAAGACTTTTGCGCAAATCACGTATACGTTTGCCTTGTGACATATAAATCACCTCCTTGTGTTTACTAGAATAACACGTATACAAAAACAAATCAATAAAAAGTTTATTGAACAAACAAAAAGTCTTGACAAAGTTTATTTAATGGAATATAATGTTTGCACAATAAACAAAAGGCAGGTGATAAGAGTGATCGTGGCTGAAAAGGAAAGAAAAGAATACACAGAAGAGGACTTTACAGAATTTAGCAAACTCATGTATCGAACAGCGGCCTTACCACCACAGGCAAGGGAAAAGGTTGCGGCGTACACGCAAGGTATATTAGCGATGTCGGACTATGGGCAAAGAGAGCATAGGACATCCTAAGTTGCACATAAGCTATTGGAGAAAGGGGGGATCCTATGATATCAATGCATGATGATCCTAACACAGAATTTCTTGGGATACACAAAATAGGAAATTGTACGATAGAACGATTTCGTCTGATACTTCCAAAAGAAGAGGTGCAGGAGAACATTCTTGGGGTAAAAAAAGTGCTGGCCAAATACGAAGCTGACGTACTTGAGAAATACCAGCTTACGCCAGAGGAAATAGCTTGGAGAAATGCAAAGAAGAAAGAAGCATTTCACTTGATTGAGACGGGAGAAATGGATAAAGCAAAAGTGATTTATGCAGAGATTAAGGATCGGCTTGATGCAAAATTGCCGTCAGAAAAATAAGAAGAATATTGGCAGGCACAGCATGGAGCACACAGGCTCCAAGATGATTTGCTGTCAGAACGGAACAGGACTGTTACAAAAGAAGTGTGCTCCGTGCTGCGCCTGCCGCCGGAGGAAAGAAAGATGAACGCAGAAGATGAGATTGTACAATTGATCGAAGGGATGGCAGGGAAATACAGTCCGTATGTGATATTTGCAGACTGGGTAAAAATGTATGCGATAGCTATTCAAAACGCTTGTAGCATGCAAGACAAAGCATGGCAAGCCAGAGAGAGTCAATACATGGATGTATCCAGAAAATACGATCATAAGGAAATGAGCACTTTTTGCCAGATGAACGCCTTGCTCGTGGATGCCTTTGAAAGAGAAATCGGCGATTATCTTGGAAAGATATATATGAGCTTAGGCGCAGGAAACAAGCGCGCGGGTCAGTTCTTCACTCCGTTTCATGTGTCGCTGATGACGGCACGGATCGGGATGGCAGATATCGACAAGGAATGGATCGAAGAAAACGGCATCAAGCTCAATGAGCCAAGCGTAGGAGGCGGAGGGATGGTCCTTGCGACAGCGCAAGTGATTCAAGACAAAGGTGCGAACTACCAGAAATGTCTGGAGGTAGTAGCGCAAGACCTTGATTGGAATGGCGTGTACATGACTTATGTGCAGCTATCGCTAACCGGCATCAAAGCAAAGGTTATTCAAGGGAATACATTGGAAGAATCCGAAGTGAACGCATATCCACGAGAACGGACGCTGCGGACTCCGGCAAGAATGGGGGCATTACTATGACGGATCGAGAGGAACTGTTTAACGGAATATGTTTGCTTGTTCCGGATGAGGACACAAGGAATAGATTATATATCATGTTAGATAAATATGAGATCACAGCGAGAAGTACAGAAATCGCAGTAATGCAGGAGGATAGAAATGAATATTTGGTACGAGCATTCATTACGGCCAAGATAGTGAAAGGATGCACGGAACGAACTCTTGGATTCTATGGAACAGAGGTAAGAAGGTCGCTCGCATATATAGGGAAAACGGTGGATGACATCACTACAGATGACATCAGGTTATATATAGCGCAGAGAGTGCACAGAGACAAGATATCCAAGATAACAGTCGGGAACGAGATAAGGGTTTTGAGAAGTTTTTTTAATTATATCTTCTCAGAAGAGTTGATCTTAAAGAACCCGATGCTTCGAATAGAAGCAATTAAAAAGGAAAAAGCGAAAAAAGAAGCATTTACAGAGCTGGAAATTGAAAAAATGCGAGCAGCGCTAAGGACAAACAGAGAAAGAGCAATATTTGAGATATTACTGTCAACAGGCTGCAGAGTATCTGAACTGGTAAATGTCAAATTGAAAGAGATTACAGGAAATGAGGTACTGGTGCATGGAAAGGGGCAAAAGGACAGGACGGTGTATCTGAATGCGAAAGCACTATATGCGCTAGAAAGCTACTTAAAGGAAAGAAAGGACACGAATCCGTATCTGTTTGCAGCCGGTTTTTTTAATATGTGCGAGAGAAAGAATGGGATCTCACAACAGAAAGCGAGGGAATGGTACATGAGAAAAAGCGAGGTGAGCGAAGATAAGCCAATCTCCACAGGTGCAATAGAATCGCAAATAAGAAAGCTGGGACAGAGAGTAGGAGTGAAAGCATATCCACACAAATTCAGAAGGACATGCGCCACATTTGCCCTGCGAAGAGGAATGTCCATAGAGCAGGTATCCCAAATGTTAGGGCATGAATCTATTGAAACCACACAGATCTATCTGGATATATCAGAACAGGATCTGAAAGAGGCACATAGAAAATTTGTAATGTAAACAATGAGATTGATTTTGATAGATGACCGGCAGGTGCAGCAAGGGGCATACACAAGTTTATTTTACCTCCTGATGTTTGAATTGTATAACAAGCTGCAGCATGGACTCACCTTATAGCGTTGGTATGCCCCGTGCTGTGCCTGTCGGCAGGGAAAGGAGGGATTAGGATGAATTTAGAGCAGATCACAGTGCAGGATTGCATTGAGCTTATGGAAAAGAAGGACAAGCGTGTCTTGATTGAAGATGGACAAGTTGTTGCAATTACAAAGTAAAGGAGAGATTGAAAATGAAGAAGTATATTGGTACAAAGATGATAGAAGCAAAACCTATGAACAGAGGAGATTACAATGCATACCGTGGATGGGCTATCCCAGAGAATGAAAATCCAGCAGATGAGGGATATCTTGTTGTTTATACGGATTCTGATAATTACGAATCATGGTCACCGAAAGATGTATTCGACAGGGCATACCGCTCCTGTGATGGTGGCATGACCTTTGGCGGTGCATTGGAACTGTTAAAGATGGGGTTCAAGGTTGCTAGAAAAGGCTGGAATGGTAAGAAACAGTACATTCAGTTGGCAACAGGCATTTCTTATTCATCACCAGATGGCGAGATTGTGAATTGTGAGCATGATGCGATCGGAAACAAGGCCATTGCCTTTGCAGGGACATCCGGTATACAGATAGGATGGCTTGCGTCACAGGCTGATATGCTCGCGGAGGATTGGTATACCGTATATAACTAAAAAATAGGTACACATTCTGGCAAATGCGCACCTATAACTAAAAGGTCAATACCTATAACTACATATAGAGTATACGACCTTTTTTTGAAATTGACAAGAGCATACAGCTCTTTGCCGACCTCGTAATGAGTATTATTAAATGAATCACAGGAAGTGTTGTATGGCGAAATTACAGTATTACCAATATGATTTTGCAGATGTATATGGACAGGCATGGCGGGTTTCACCTAATCCGGCATATGCACAGATAGAGTTAGAGGATTGCTATGATACTACAGTGTTCGGGAGTGAGACTAGGGAAGAGAGAGTAAGACGCAAGATGAAGAATCTCCCAGCATGTAGGATCATGCACCAGCGGATCATTGCAGGGGATTATGTAGAGTCTAATGTCTACCCGGTATTCCTGAACAGATCGGACATTCCAAGAACTCCGAAAGGAGAAGCAAGTAGAGAGGTACAGAAAAAGCTGAACTTAAAGAACCGGCAAAAGCGAATTGTGCGACTAATGAACGCCAATTTCCGTTCCGGTGATCTGATCGTCACGCTGACCTATCGTGATGGTGATCTGCCGGACTTGGACCGGGCGAGAAGAGATATTCGCAATTACTTGCAGGCAATAAGCCGTTATCGTAAGAAGCAGGGGATGACGGCATTGCAATATATTTATGTGATCGAATTTGTACCGGAAGGCACAGAAAGCCGGAAGGTGCGGATTCATCATCATCTGATCATGTCAAAAATGGACAGAGACATTGCAGAATCCAAATGGACAAAGGGGCGCTGCGAGTGTAAATATGCAGAACCGGATGATGATTTTGGCTTGGAGGGCTTTGCCAGATACATCACAAAGATGGAGAGCGGAGGAAAGCATCTCGTGCAGTGCAGTCGAAATTTAAAAAAGCCAATCATCAAAGAGTCAGTGACCAAGCTGACAAGACGCAAGATGCAGGATCTAGTGATGGCCGGCGATGAGATTGGTAAGAAGATGGAGCAGATATTCTATGGCAAATGCAGGTATCTGGATTCTAAGATTTACCATTCAGACTTTGTTGGTGGATTTTACATATATTCGCGACTGCGAAAGAAAGAAGGAGCTGATCCAGTGAAAAAACAACAGCCGATCAATGTAGCAACAATGCCTCCGGTTAAGATTTATATGGATATGCAGATGCAAGGCAAACATGCAGAGTACAGCATAACGCTGGAGTATGGCAAGCATGTAGCAATGCATCATGGATGCATCAAAAACACAACGACAGACAGGGCAATCCTGTGGATCACATACAAAGCATTGTCGTATCTAAATAAAAAATGTTGTTTGGAGATCCATGCCACATCTGATTATTTGGATGGTGGCTTTAACTTGTGCCGCTTCCAGAACAACAAAAATGATCGATACCAAGGGACGATCAATGCAGATCTGATTGATAAGGTGTTGACAAAGGCAGCAGGACACAGCATTTCCGTAGTATCTGAACAGACCAATAAATACTCGCAGGAGATGGAACGGCAGAGAGCACGGGCTAAAAGGAAAGAAAAGGTGATAAACGATGGAAGGTAACGATATATTCGGGATGCATAAGCATCATATAGTGTTTCGATCACAAGGGGGATTAGACTTTGGTCTAAATCTGATTGAATTGACACAGGAAGAGCATGAAGGCGATGACGGACCACACAAGAATAGAGTGCGTGATCTGGAACTTAAGAAGCGGTTGCAGAATCAGCTTGTAGAGCTGTTCCCGGAGGGCGGCAGTTTCAACATCGATCAGATCAGTGCTGCACTGGGAAGAACGAGAAGATATTTCGAAAAGCATTTCCGTAAAATGCCCTGCCAGTGGATTGATGGCGAAGCGTTTTACGAAAGCGAGGATATTATCCGTCTGCTGATGGGTGGGAAGATATATTAGCTGTATCACATAACATGTCACACATAGAACAAGTTGATCAGGTACTACGGGGCGGATAGATCTGCCCCGGGAAAGGGGAACTATTATGGCAAAGAAAGTTGCACCGGCGCAACTGTTTACGAAATTTGGAGAGTTTGACTCTGCAGAGGAACTGAACAAAACGGCAGCAGGATTGCGTGCGGAGGGAGATATACAAGGACTGCAGGAACTGGCAAAAGAAAACGGGATAGACCCGTATGAAGTAGAAGATTATGTGGATGGAATGTCGGACGAGCTTGCCACACCGATAACGGCGGCACTGGGACGGATGAGAGTAGAGTTGGAGACTTTAGAGGGGTCTGTAGAAGCGATGTGTAGATTTTATTCCGTGTTTGCCATCTCTGCGATGATGGAAAACGAGGAAGTGGCAAGAGGAATCATGAAAAAAGGCGCAAGGCTCAAAGGAATCTATGATGCGATATATGCGTATGCGCGCAAACATCAACAGGGAGGATGTTTTGCAGGATCTACAACGGATCAGCAGGATAAACGGCTTGTAACAGAATATTATTTGGGACATAAGGTGAAATCGTTATTTGACGAGTGGTTTAAGGAGGGATAACGATGCAGAGAAAGATGATATTAGAAGAACCGCCAAAACCACGACAAAGCAACAAAGAACATGCTGTGGCAGCAGTGCGGACACTTCGAGGAGAAGCTGCGCTGATCGTATGGGTATATAAAGCCGGACGAAGCAAAGAGCCAGCGATCACGATAGGTGAGACACAGAAAGATTATGGTGTCTATGAGAAAGGGGCGTGGCATCAATACAACGTTGCGATGAAGATGTCGGTAAATGATATAGACATCAGCAAAGAGGATTACGACACAATTCGGGATTTCTTTAAGGGTGCCAAGCCGGTAAATAATCCGCTATATAGGGATCGTACATGGGTGGAATGGGTGGACATTGCGAGACAAAGGATATTGGACAACAAACGCTATGAAGCTGCGGAACGGCGACGCAAGGCGTTGCAGGAGCGACGTGAATGTTTATACGAAATCCCGAAAGAAATGATTAATTGGGAGAAACAAGAATTGGCGAGTAAGCATACGTTGACATATCACAAGAAAGGACGCATGGCAACGGTACAGTGTTCGTGCTGTGGAAAGACAGCACAGTATACGTTCGAACCTGTCACGCTGGAGGATATGGCAAGACAGGGAGAGAAACCGTACCACAATGAACCTGGCGTGTGCACTTTATGTGGTGCGGAGGGAATTTATAAGGCAGCAGGATACTACAAAGGAGTGTATAGGCAGACGAAACAGGCGTATATGTTGCAGGGAACGAAAGACCCAGGGAAGATTGTAGCCCGCTTTGTTGAGGTTGAGGTGGTCCGAACGGCTGAATACGAGCGAATATATGAAGCAGAGATAGCAAGAGCATTTATCCAAGAGGGCAGGAAAAACGTGCAATATGATTACAAAAAATACAATCCATATTTGGGGGAGTGGTATTGGGATGATTGTAACTATGGAATGTATGCAGGGGAAAAACCGGTACGGCTCGAAGGCAAGATGTGGCCGGGATCTTATGCAGAATTGGCAAACACAAGGATGAAATATAGCGGAGTAGAGTGGTACAAGATGCATGTCAATTTTGCAAATGTAATAGGTTACCTGCAGATATACAACATCAATCCGGTGGTGGAAATATTAACGAAGATGGGACTGGAAAAGCTGGTGCATCATTTTACATACGGAGACTGGAGCCTGCTGGAAAATAAATCTGCAAAGACGGTATGTGACTTGCTTGGAATTAATAAGCAACAACTCCGGACGTTGCGCAAGTATCATGGAGATATTGATATGCTGCGGGCAATGCGATATGAAAAGAGCCATGGATTGCAATGGAACGAAGATATGGAGGTTTGGCTTGCAAAATGTGCTTTGGATGAAGATGCGTATGAGAGCATTTTGAGCTGTATGAGCATGACGAAGTTCAGAAATTATGCGGAAAAGGTAGCAGCACAGGCAAAAGTAGATATTAATCGGGTGGTCAGGACATATGCCGACTATTTGGACATGAGAGCGAAATTAGGATACGACATGACCAATACGGTTTATTTGTTTCCGCATGACATGTACGAAGGACATGCGCAGATGGTTAAGGAGCAGAACAAAAAAGAACAGGATATATGGAAAGCAGAAAATGAAAAGGCATTTCCGAGCATTAGAAACAATTTTAAGAAATTGGACAAGAGATACCATTATGAATCCGGGGCTTACATGATCCGCCCATGCAAAAGTGCGTCAGAGATCATCGATGAGGGTCGATTACAACATCATTGCGTTGGTGGGGAAAGTTACATGCGAAAGCACAACACAGGAAAAAGTTACATATTGGTTTTACGCAAAAAGGATGTGCCGTATATGCCGTTTGTAACGGTGGAAATCAGCACTAAGTTTAGCGTGATACAGTGGTATGGTCCACACAACACGAAGAATAACCATGAAATCGGTTTGAACGAAAATCAGATCGATGAGTGGCTGGAACAGTACACGAATGTGAAGCAACGTAAATTAAGACCGGCAATGGCAGATACCGGAGCAATGGCAGATGCAGGAGCGATGGCACCGGCAGTGTGAATGGAGGAAGAACATGGAAGAATTGATAGAATATAACAACTATGGGCAGTTTAAGGCGGCGTTAGACAAAGAATTGCTGTCGGCAGCAGACCACTTTGTTAAGATTGGTTATCTGCTCAAGCAGGCAAGAGATACGACAATATTGTACGAAAGCGGATATCCAAATTTGTATGAATTTGCAAAAGCGGAATACGGCATCGATAAGGGGACAGTATCACGTTACATTGCGATCAATGACCGTTTTAGTGTAGGTGGCAACTCTCCTGCGCTGGAACAGAGATACAGCAATCGGGGCGTTGCAAAATTACAGGAGATGTTGACGATGTCGGATGAAGTGATCGAGGTCATTCCGGCAGAAACGACAAAAGCAGAGCTGCAGGATATTAAAAAGGACATAAAGGCAGAAGAGAACATCACTGACATGGAGGTGATGCTCGAAGATATTCCAAGCACACCGGTCAAGATGGATTGCTGGTACCAACAGGCTATATACTATCACTTGCAAAATAATCCGGAAATATTCACGAGAATATATGCAGCTATGCAGAATGATCCGGTAGGAGATAAGGATGTTGTATTAGCACTAGCACCGAATGGGGTGGCTACACCAAGGGCGAGAGTTCCCAAGGTTGGAACTGTGCTCATGTCCATACAGGGGACAGAATTGCCAATGGCATTTGTGAATGTAAGAACAAACGAACACGAAACGGTACCATGGGCATGGATAGCAAACACTATTAAATGCTGGGATGAATGGCTAGGCACTCCGGAAGCAGTATATCAGAGGATATATGGAATGGCGATGTTCGAACAAAAAGCAGAGCCTAAGGAACATACAGACACAGCGGAACAGATCGCAGAAGATCATGAAGAACTGGACAACATTGTTGATAACAATGTGGATAAACATACAGAGGAAGAGATTGAGCAGGAAGCCTGTGAGGATGAAATCGAACAGATTAACGAAGAGCAGGTTGAGGTAATAGATCAGACCGAGGAAAGTGAAAAAGTTGCACCGGTGCAACATGAGGAAGAGGATTCGATAGGGCAGCAGTTAGCGAGGGAATGGGTATCCGCTAAGGTCAAAGAAGTTCCGGACAAAGATGGAGAGTATTTGATCTGCCGGCTGGGCTATACAAATGAGCCGGAATACGGAATTGACACAGTAAAAACAGATCCATACAGCAAGCAAAGACGCTGGGTATTGTGGAAGGATAAGGTATTGTTCTGGATGCCACTGCCGCCGCTACCAGAGGTAAGGAAGGGAGAGGAGACAGATGAGCAATAGACCGCAGATCACAGCAATTCTCTCACTGTCAATATTAAAACATATCTGCCCGAACAATGACCCCAGAATCTATTGGGCGAGAGAGGTGACTTTTGATTGGGCGACATCACATTCGGTTAGAGTTGATTTTATGAAATTTAAACCAGTGAACAACACTGTTTCTGGCATTGAAAAAGGTGACTTTTATTGTTATGAGGTTAAATCGTCTGTCGATGATTTTTATAGCAAGAATGGTCATAATTTTATTGGCGATTACAACTATTATGTAATGCCAGAAGAAGTGTACGAGAAGATTAAGCAAGAGATTCCTTGCCGGGTAGGCGTGTACGTACCAGCCGGAATGGCTTATCAAGGTGAGTGGTACAATCTTAAAGTAATCAAGAAAGCAAAGAGGCAAGACAGGAGTAGACCAGTATCGGAAATGTTGCTGATGATGTTCCGTTCTGCAGCAAGGGAAAGGAGTAGTAATGGAGAGATTAACAAAGATTTATAAAGATGGAACGCACGGAATGAGTAGTAGTTATTGGAATTATGAAGATGACGAGAATATTATCTGCCCTTATTGTGGCAAAGAATATGAGCCATCTTACGAAGATACATATATAGGCGATGATCGTGTTGATTGCTATACCAGAGACACCAACACATACACTTGCGAGAAATGTGGCAAGAAATTCACAATGTATGGTTATGAAGCCGGGTGGAAGTATTGGACTGAAACAATTGACGGAGAAGCAACAAAAGAAGAGGTTGAAGATTTGAAAGAATAGGAGGGAATATGGAAGAAATACCACTATACAGAAGTGTGCCAACAATGAGGAATTATGAAGATTATATCAACGAATATAATTATACAAAAGGTTGGAATGATGCTATGAATTTTATTTTCCCGGAAGCAAAAAAGAAGAGAGAAAAGGAAAGAGTAAAGAGAAATATATCCATAATCAAATAAATACTGAAAGGAGAGAATATGGAAGATAGATACTTATTCAAAGCAAAAAGACTTGATTGGAGAGAATTCCCAGAAAAAGAACAGTGGATAACTGGATATTATGTATTAGGTTTTAATGAATACGAACAACCAGTACATTTAATATTTGAGCCTACATCAATGTTCTTTTCTCATGGAGAAACAGACGGGTGGACAGAAGTAGACCCATCCACCATCTGCCAATGCACAGGATTGAAAGATAAGAATGGTAAGCTGATTTGGGAGAATGATGTTATAAAATATCATTTTAGGGATCTATATGCACAAATCAGATATGGAGCATATCAAAATTGCTTTGATAGTCAAAAAGCAGAGCACATAGGATTTTATGTGGATTGGTCAGAGAGCAGGAATTATCGCAAAGACTTAGGATATTGGATAAACATTGTTAATGCAGAGGTTGTTGGAAACATATTTGACAACCCCGAATTATTAGAAAGCGAGGGATAATATGAAAGAGAGCGAAGCAATAGTAAAACTGAAAAATATGCGATTGTTTATGCAGATTGAGGACGAGAACAACGACTGTAAGTTTACAGAAGATGATTACAAAGCTAACGAAATGGCGATACAGGCACTTGAAGAAGTACAACAGTACCGTGCAATCGGCACACCGGAAGAATTGCAGGATATGAAAAGCAATTATTTTGAAGCATTAAGTGATTGGCGTCAATATCGCAAGATTGGGACTTTGGAAGAGTGCCGGACAGCGAGAGAAAAGCAGATACCTAAAAAGCCTGTTAAGAGCGAAAATCAAGTAGTTAGGTATGTTAATACATATTATTGCCCGATTTGCAATTTAGGAATTACCGGGACAAACATTGCAAAGTGGTGTTATCATTGCGGTCAAAAGTTAGATTGGAGTGATGAAAATGAGACCGATTGATGCAGATGATTTTATGGAAAGAATGGAATGTGACACAGATTTATGTGCAGAAATGGAACAAGATGGATTGAAGGCACTAAAGAAGTATCTTGATTTGCAGCCGACAGCTTATGATGTAGATAAGATTGTGGAACAGTTAGAAGAAGAAAGGGAACTTGCATATGCTGATTTTGACAGATATGTTGAAGAAGTCGATCCTTGTTTTGATTCTGAATGTGATGATTTTTTTCATGCAGGTTTAGGAAGAGCGATTAAGGTATTAAAGGAAGGTGGAAAGCGTGACTAATGCTGATAGAATCCGGCAAATGTCGGACAAGGATTTAGCAATATTTATTATGTGCCCGGCAGAGTATGATGAGGAATTTAATAAGAGTTGCGGATGCAACGAAGAAATGAATAAAAACTGTTATCAATGTACGTTGGAATGGCTGCAGAAGGAAAGAGAGGAATGAGAAATGAGCGTAAAAAAAGACTGCATCATGTATGATGCGAAGTTTGGACATTCAAACAAGGGAATGTGTAGAGGACTGAAAAAGTTGTATTGCGATATAGAGGAGTGCGGATTTTACAAGCCGGAAAGCCAATACAATGCAGATGGCAAACGTAAGGCGAAAAATAACCGCTTTGTAACACCGGTATCACAATAGATCCCATGGAAGGAGAAACGTATGCAGAACAAAAATGGAGAAGGATATAAAGATCCAACTGCAGCAAAAGCGATTCGTTCCGCTGTGAGACAGGAACGAGAAGCAGAACGCAGACAGAGAAGAGAACGCAACGAAGTAAAAAAAGAGTATTTGCGTCAATATCGCAATATCATGTTGCAGATCAAGGACTTAAGAGATCAAGAACGATCATTACGAGAGGTGACGATGTCTGCTCCGATCCAGCAGCTATCCGACATGCCGAAAGGCTCAACAAGCAAATCCGACCTGTCGGACATAATGATCAAGTATGAGCGGGTACAGGCAAAAATACAAGACAAAATGTGCGAAGCATTGGAAAAGCGACTGGAGATTGAGGATGCAATATTGGATATATCAGATCCGAAAGCGGCAGCAGTTCTGCGTATGCGATACATAGAACTTAAGAAGTGGGAAGAAATAGCGTCGAGATTGGGATACAGTTTGAAGCAGATCCATAGGATACATGGAAAAGGGTTAGATTTATTTCAAAAAAAATAAAAGATGTCCTATTATGACACATTTATATGTGCTATTATGATATCATCAAAAGAAAGAGCATCCGAGAAATTGGGTGCTCTTTTTGCGTGCAAGGAAGGTGGTGTTGTGGCGGATGTAAAGGAATTAGCGGAAATTGATTACTTGGCCGGAATGAAATATAAGGACATTGCGGCAAAATATAATGTATCGCTTAACACTGTGAAGAGTTGGCAAAAACGATATGGATGGAGTAGAAAAAAGGGTGCACCCAAAAAGGCAAAAAGGGTGCACCCGAAACGAGCGTCATCAAACAGCAAAACGCAGGAGGAAGAAGCAGACATTGAAGCACTCGTAGAAAATGATGAACTCACCGATGGACAAAGGCTTTTCTGTGCGTTTTATCTGCGAAGTTTCAATGCGACAAAAGCGTATATGAAGGCGTATGATTGCGCGTATGAAACAGCGATGGCAGCAGGGTCAAGGATGTTAAGAAATGTTAAGGTACAAGATGAGATCAAAAAGCTAAAGCAAGGCAGGCTTAACAGAGAGCTTCTGACAGAAGAAGATATTATACAAAAATATATCGATATCCTGTATGCAGACATCAATGATTATGTTGATGAGCAAAACAATATATGTTTGGATAATCCGTTTGCGGATGGCACTTTGATCAAGAAAGTGTCTTTCGGAAGTACCACCAATAGCGTGGAATTGCTTGACAAACAAAAAGCGTTGCAGTGGCTCGCAGATCACATGGACTTTGCTACCGTAAAGCAGAAGGCAGAGATTGCACTCCTGCAGGCAAAGGTAAACGAGCAGTCCGGCGACGGCACGCAGGAAAAGACGGAAGCGATAGACAATATACGAGAACTGCTGGATCAGATACAACCGATGCACAGTGACGAGGCGGCAGAATAGCGGGAGGTGGCTGAATATGATAAAGTTGTCTCCTAAATTTAAGGATTTTTTGTTGTGCGAGACCAAGAGAGATTACTTGGAGGGTACGACAGCCGCAGGAAAGACAACCGTTGGTATTACTAAGTTTATGTTAATGGTTGCAAAGTCAGACAAGAAGTATCATTTGTTGTGTGGCTTAGATCTCGGAACGGTTGAAAAAAACGTGATCAACAGTGAGTGCGGATTGTTAGCCCAATTTGGAGTGCTTGCCAACTACTACAGCAACGGCAAGGGTCGTATCGGTTTACCGCATATCGTGTATGACACACCAACCGGCGAAAAAATAATCTATGTCAGCGGTTATGACAACAAGAATCGTTGGGAAAAAGTTCTCGGAGCACAATATGGTTGTGTGTATATTGACGAGGTCAATATTGCGGATATGGAGTTTCTGCGAGAGATCACGCATCGATGCCAATACATGATGACCACAAGCAATCCGGATGCACCGGATAAACCGGTGTATAAGGAATTTATCAATCGTAGTAGACCACTTAAACGCTACATACAGGATTATCCGCCGGAATTGTTGGCCGAGCTTAACGAGGATCCGGTAGCCGGGTACATCCATTGGTATTTCACATTTTGGGACAATGCAGCAATGACGCCGGATCAGATTCAGGCAAAGATTGATGCAGTCCCCAAAGGGACCAAGATGTATAAAAATAAAATACAAGGATTAAGAGGCAAGGCCACCGGTCTTGTCTTTTGTAATTTTAGTAAAAAACATCATGTGATCACACAGGAACAGGCAAGATCCTATATTCGTGATGATGTGTTGATAGATGATGGAAAGCAAACAGAATGGTATGAATACTTCAGTGCAGGTTTGGACACGGCGTATTCAACAAAATCTCCGGATACGATCGCCATGAGCTTTATTGGAATAACGAATAAAGGTCGATGCATTGTGCTGGATGAGAAAGTTTATAACAATGCCAGTCAGACGGTACCGATTGCGCCCAGTGACACAGTAGTTAATTTTATAGCGTTTCTGGAGAGAAATCGAAAGGAATGGGGAGGGCTGGCAAGAAATGTATTTGTGGACAATGCAGATCAGGCAACACTAACGGAGTGTGCAAAGTACAAGCGAGCGCATCCGGAATGCCTATATATATTTAACAACGCATACAAGAAAGTAATAATCGTTGACCGTATCATGTTGCAGCTTGGCTGGATGGCGTATGACGAGGATAAGCATGTAGGACCGTGTTATCAGGTGGTTGACACTTGCGTGAACTATATCCGAGAGCTGGACTGTTATAGCTGGAAAGAGGATAAGGACGAGGAGCCAGAGGATGCAAACGACCACATGGTCAACAGCACTCAATATGCTTGGATTCCGTACAAGAACAAGATAGGAGTAAGTAATGGAGGAAATAAATGAGGTGGCTGGACAAAATGAGTGAGAACGTAAAACAGAAGATGCAGAGTTGGCTGCAGATCACTCCGGCAAATGTGCATAGTTTCAATATACAAGAAACTATGGATTTTCAGGCTAACGTGATCAAAAACAGAATATGGTATTTGGGAGATCCTGACGAGCTGGCGCAGTTATACCGTCAGATCGATAGCAGCCAGAACAGACTACGCTTTTGGGCGGCACGAAGCAGTAACGGAAGAGAGATCCGGAAGATACATATCGGACTGCCGGCGATTATTGTTGATATGTTGACCAGTATTATTATGACGGACTTTGATGCCGTCACGGTGCCGGACAAAAGAAAGGACGCATGGAAGCAGATTGACAAAGAGAATCAATTTAAGAAGCTGTTGGAAGAGGCGGTCAGTCAAGCATTATATCTGGGAGATGGAGCATTTAAGATATCGTTGGATACAAGGATGAGTGAATATCCGATCATAGAATGGTACCCGGCGGATCGAATTGATCTCGTCTATGACCGTGGACGAATGAGAGAGGTAGTCTTTAAGACTGCTTACAAGGAGCAAAATAAACACTATGAACTACAGGAACATTATGGATTTGGTTATATCCGAAATGAGCTGTTGCATGATGGAAAAAAGGTGGACTTAAAGAACGTATCTGCATTGGCCGGATTGAAAGATATTCGCTTTGACGATTCGTTCTGTATGGCTGTGCCTTTTTATGTTTACAGCAACCCAAGGGTGAAAGGAAGAGGCAAGTCGATTTTTGATGGTAAAACAGATGACTTTGATTCGCTGGATGAAGCATGGAGCCAGTGGATTCAGGCAATGAGAGACGGGCGTGCAACGAAGTATATTCCACAGGATCTCATACCAAGAGATCCAAAAACACAGGAGCTTCTTGTTCCGAATCCATTCGACAATACGTTTATAGCAGTACAAGGGGGAATGAGCGAGAACGCTGCTGACAAGATTGAGGTCACACAGCCGGTTATTCCTCACGAATCGTATCTAAGTACATATATCACTGCTTTGGATCTCTGCTTACAGGGAATCATCAGTCCATCTACGATTGGAATTGACGTCAAGAAACTGGACAATGCCGATGCGCAGAGGGAGAAAGAAAAGACGACGCTGTACACCAGAGGAAAGATCATTGATGCACTGCAGACAACGATACCGAAATTGATCGATGTTATATTCAAAGCATTGGACACGTTGAATGCGGTAACTGTAGAAGATACTGTGGCATCGGTGGAATTTGGTGAGTATGCAAATCCGTCGTTTGAGTCACAGATCGAGACGGTGGGCAAAGCAAAGTCCAGCAGGATCATGTCCAATGAAGCTGTTGTGGAAGAACTGTATGGAGACACCAAGACAGACGAATGGAAGCAGGAAGAGATTGATCGATTAAATGCCAGAGATGGCATGGAGACGTTGGAAGAACCGGCGTTGAATACAGCCGGGCTGGATATAGAACAGAGTACGAATAATGACACAGGGCAGCAGAGCGCTATATCGAAGGAGGGGTAACCAATGCGGGTTAATGTAAATGGAAAAATGTATACGATGCCAAGATCGCAGTACAAGCAATTGCTTACCATAGCATCTGAACAGGTGCATTTTGGTGTATATGCAGTAGAAAAAGCAAACTATGCAGAGTTAAGACATGACAAGTGCAAGTCTATAACGCAACTAAAAGCAATGATCAGGCAATATAAAACACAGGGATTTAAGGTACACGCTAATAAATAATCCGATGGAAGGAGTGCAGCATGGAGAACATGAACTATGATGTGGCAAATGCATTCGCCTCGATCGAGAATGAATTGCTGGACTCTATGATCCGGAACATGAAGCGTCATCGTGCGGAGGAAGCAGAGGAGGGATTCCAATGGGAACAGTGGCAGGCAAAGCAATTGGCAGGGCTAGAGGAGTACCGTAGAAAACACGCTGGTCGATTGAACGATCGATATAATTCGATCAATGCTAAGATGCGCATGGCAATATGGCAAGCCAACGCAACCGGAGGGATGGCGCAGGAGAAAGCAATCTTGAAAGCGATCCAAAAAGGAGCGAGGCTGCATAAGGTATCAGACAAACTGCAGGGAGAATTTTTCCGGATAAATGAACGCAAGATGGATGCGTTATTGGATGCGGTAGAACACGATATGGTACGCGCAGAATCAGCTATATTGCGCATGCATGATGATCAAGTGCGGCGAGCTATATTTAATGCACAAGTGTACGCCAACAGCGGAGCAGGGACGTATGAAAAGGCGGTGGACATGGCGGTTAAAGACTATGCGTCAACGGGTCTAAATTGTGTCAAATACAAAGATGGTAAGCAAGTCAACATTAAGTCATATGCAGAAATGGCGTTACGAACTGCCAGCAAAAGAGCCTATCTCTCCGGAGAGGGTACCAAACGACAGGAGTGGGGCATACATACAGTGATCATGAATAAGCGTGGCAATGCATGCCCACTATGTTTACCATGGGTAGGCAGGGTGCTTATAGATGATGTATGGAGCGGTGGCACAGCAAAAGAAGCGTCAAAACAGGGATATCCTCTCATGAGTGCGGCAATGGCAGCAGGGCTGTATCATCCTAATTGCAGAGACAGTCATACCACATACTTTCCGGACATATCTACACCGCCAAACAAGAGGTGGAAAAAATCGGAGCTGGAAGCGATAGAGGCACAAGCCAAGAGAGAGGCGAGGAAACAATATGCTAAGCGACAGCAGGACAAGTATAGCAGACTAGAACGGACTGCATTGGCTCCGGAAGATAAGCGGATGTATGCTGCAAGGAGAGAGGAATGGAACAAAAAAGAAAAGGCTGAAGAAATTGGCATTCTTGATGAATATAAGATATTTGTCGAGAGAATAAAACAAGATCAAAATCCAAGTAAGCATAAAAGCTTAATGATGTTATATTCAGAGATGACAGAGGTTGTTTCGGATGAAAATATTACGGCTCCATTTGCTTATAGCATAGCTGATGATGTCGTAAAATATAATGCAAAATATCCGTATATTGCAGATTATGATATGGATTATGTGTTTGCCCATGAAGTTACTCATAGGATGGATATTTTAACATATCACAGTTGGAACAACGAGAAGTTTATTGGTGCTATTGATAAGTGCAGTAGAAAAGTTTATGATAATAAGAGAGAGGTTGAAAGCTGGTTTGAAGGAGGCGGAAAGTTTGAAAGTTCATTTGCCATGTCTGATATCGTCAGTGCTTTAAGCAATAATAAAATACATGGAATTGTTGGCCACGGCGAAGATTATTGGGAAAGACCAGGGAATAAAGAACTTGAAACATTTGCTAATATCAGTGTGATTGATATATTGGATTTACCAGAACGAGAGGAACTGAAAAGAATGTTCCGAGAGTTGTATGATGCTTATGAGGAGATTGTAAAATGAAAATATTAAACATGATAGCTGCAGATGAAGAGATATCACAATTAAAAAAAGAGTTAAAGGAAAAGACCGGACAGAGTCTGGGGTTTAATTATGATTGTTATACGGGAATTGAAGACTACAAAGAACATCTTCGAGAGTGTGTTAAAGAAGGGAAAATAATAACACGCCCTCAAGATGAGGAAGCAAGAAATAGATTTGCTTCTGTAATGAGTAAAAAATAATTATCAAAAAGTTGCACCGGTGCAACTTGCGAGAGGAGATGGTAACATGAGAAAAGAGTAGAAACATAGCCATTTTCTTCCAAGAAGTCAGTAGCTGCAAGAAAATCAGCCTGTGTAAATTGTTCCAGATATCCATGATTAGCATGAAAAGTATAAGAGGTTCAAAAGGCACTTAACCAGAGTGCTTTTTTTATTGCCCGCCCGAAGGCAGATCGAACACGATGTTCGATCATAAACTACGAGGAGACACCTGCGTATAAAACTGATGTGAGACACACGTAAAACTGATTAGGGAGACACCCTCAAAACTGAAAGGAGCAATTATGAAAACGAACAAATTACGAATGAACCTGCAGTTATTTGCGGATCCAAACGGTGGACAAGGAGGCGAAGGTGGTCAGAATAATGGACAGTCAGAGCCAAATGTCGCACCTGCACCACAGACAGGACAGCAGGAACCGTCAAAGACCCCGGAGATCGATTATGAAAAACTTGCAAGCGTAATCGAAGGGAAAAAGGCAGTGGCAGAGGATACAGTGCTGAAGAACTTTTTCAAGAAGCAGGGATTGAGCAAGGAGGAAATGGAAAGTGCCATTGGTGCATATAAGAAGCAGAAAGAGGAGTCGGAACCGGATCCGACAGCTTTGCAGGCACAGGTGGTACAGGCACAACAGTTGGCAGTTGCGTCCGAGATTGAGAAGGAGGGCGTGCTGATCGGCGTAGAGATGGGGCTTGATGTGAAAACTATTCCGTATGTGATGAAGCTGGCGGATACATCTGCTGTAGTTGTAGAGGGCAAGGTGGACGCAGACAAGCTCAAGGAAGCAGTCAACAAGGTACTGGAGGATGTCCCGGCGTTAAAGCAGGGAAAGACAGAAGAACAGTCCAAGGGATTTGTGCAGGTTGGAGCCGGACAGGCCGGAGTCCAGACAAATACCACAGGGCAGCAGTCGAACACTCCGGTAACCCCAAGTAAGCGGTGGAACCGTTTTAACAACTAAAAGGAAAGGTTAAATAAGGTGATAATATGTCATTAAATTATGCAGAGCAGTGGAGTCCAGAGTTATTGGAGATCCTGATGCAGGGGACATTGACTTCCCCGTTCGTAACAAGCAATGTAAAGTGGGTGGGTGCAAGGACATTCCATTTCACACAGATGAGTGTGAGTGGCTACAAGAACCATTCGCGCAACGGAGGCTGGAATCGTGGAAGTTACGCCCAGACAGATGTGCCGTACACGGTAAATCATGATCGAGATGTTTCATTCCTGGTAGATAAGGCGGACGTGGATGAGACGAACGAGACAGCATCTATCAAGAACATCACGAGAGTTTTTGAACAGACACACGTGGCTCCGGAGACGGATGCGCTGTTCTTCTCTAAGGTAGCACAGGCGGCGCAGGCAACAGAGGGATATCATTCATCTACGGCGACAAGCACATACACCAAGGCGAAGGTCTTTAGCATGCTTAAAGATATATTGGCAAAAGGCAAGCTTCGTCGCTATAAGGCGAATGGATCACTGATCATGTATGTTCGAAGCGAAATTATGGATGCATTGGAACAGTCTACAGAGTTCACACGTAAGATTGAGATGACACAGATCGCAGAGGGCGGAATGGGCATTGAAACACGTGTAACCGATATTGATGGCGTGCCGATCATGGAAGTAGTAGATGATGAAAGATTCTACGATACTTTTGACTGGAATCCAGAGGGAGGCGGCTTTGCCCCATTAAAGAAAGTGACAGCAGACAGCAGCAAGGAAACTGAGGCTGTAACAGGTGCACATAAGATCAACGTGCTTGTGGCATGTGGCCAGACCTGCAAGACAGTTCCGAAAATTTCCAGCATTTATTACTTCGCTCCGGGAGCTCATACAGAGGGAGATGGCTATCTGTATCAGAACCGATCACTGTCAGATGTATTTGTATTTCCAAATGGTAAGGATGGCAAGATTGACTCCATCTTTGTAGATGTGGATACCACAGAATATACAGAGGGGTAGGAGGGATACGGATGTATGCCGATAAGGAATACTACACGGAAGTCTACGGAGGTACCCTGATCGGAGAGGAAGAATTGAAACGTCAGTTAGATACAGCCGGTCGGCAGATTGATACACTGACCTATTGCAGGATACGTGGGATCGGGTTTGATAACCTAACCGCTTACCAGCAGGATCAGATACGGTATGTTAATTGCCTGCTGGCTGACTTCATCTATGAGAACAAAGATGAGCTGGACTCAATGTTATCCTCATACGGGATCAATGGCGTGTCAATGACTTTTACGAGCGGTATCAACGTGATCAAAGTGCAAAACATAATCATCCGCACAGACATCTATGCAGAACTTGGCAAAACCGGATTGTGCTGCAGGATGATATAAGGAGGCTGGCAATGAGATATCCGTGTTTAGTGCGCAAGCGAGACTGCAAAACCGCAGTAAAGGTACATTTGGAGCCGGAAGGTATTGGTGTGTATGGAGAGCCATTACCGGCGCTGGAACTGGATCTTACCTGCAACTATCAGGACAGTGCGAAGACAGTCCTGACAGCAGAGAAGAAACTTGTACAGTTGTCGGGAGTGGCTCTTTTTCCCGGTGATATTGCACCGTCATTTGAGACATTAAGTGGCGGCACGATAGAAGTTGGTGGAGTTACACGGCGGATCTTTCAGGGGCGGAAAAACCGAAATCCGGACGGCACGGTCAACTATAGTGAATTGGATGTGATTTGATGGGATCAAAGTCAAGAGTAAGAATTGACAAAGGAAAATTGAGACAATTGACAAGAGCAAAGATAACAGCTTTGGAAAAGACAGCAGAGGCATTGCACACGGAGATTGTGCAGACGCAGGTGATGCCGAGAGACACCGGTGCCTTGCAAAATGAGAGCACATTTGTTGACTACAGTAAATCCGACCGAGGCAGTTGTGCGATAGTATCATCTACTCCATATGCAAGACGGCTGTATTATCATCCGGAGTACAACTTCAGTACCGAGGAAAATCCGAATGCTAGAGGAAAATGGTTTGAGCCGTGGATGAAAGGCGGAATGTATCAGAGCCATGCGAGAAACACTTTCAAGAAGTTCTATCGGAAGGAGGCTGGATTGCGATGATGCTGTCAGATATTAGGGATTACATAGCCGGTCTTGATATAGCAGAGCAGTGCTATATGGGTAAGTTGGATGCCAAAAAGGAGAATAGTATAGGATGCTATCATCTGCGGCGCAGTGGCAGCAGTCATATACCACTGGGAGGTCGTTGCAATGCAACATACGATATTCTACCGGTATCCATATTGATCCACGGAAGCCGATACGCAGTCGAAACCGAACGAATGGCGCATAAGCTGTATCAGGTCCTTAGAGACTTGGAAAATGAAACAGTAAATAATCTGACTATTAAATTTTGCCGCATGTTGGTGCCGAAACCGCAGGATGTGGGGACGGACGACAACGGCATATATGAAATGGTCATAGAGGCAGAGTTTTACACAGAGAAGGAGGAAGAGTAATGGAAAAACCAGAAGGAGTATTTCCTTGTTACAAGAATCAGTTTCACACGGGTGAATCCGCAGAGGCAAAGCATGATATTGCAGAGTGCGAGTCTTTTTCAGTATCGATTGACAATGGAGTAGAGACATGGAACTCGTTTACACAGGAGGGATGGCAGAGTGCATTGCAGACAGCCAAGGCAATCACGATATCGGTGTCAGCCAAGAGAAGCATCGGAGATCCAGGGAATGACTTTGTAGCAGACAAGTGGCTTGCTAATGGGCAGGAAGCATACGCTTATTTTGATTGGACATTTCCGGACGGCACAGTTGTTTCGTGGGATAAAGCAGTCATTAATGTGACGAACATCAATGGTGGTGATTCTACCAACGTTGCTCCGTTGGAGTTTGATGTTGTGTCGAACGGAAAACCAAAAGTGACGTTACCCAGCTGAGGCGGCACAAACGGTGTCGCAGGCCAACAAGGTGGTAGACGTTAGCGCGTCAGAAACAAGCACAAAGAGCAAATAGGTGTTAAGCAGACAGCCCCATGATGGGGCTGTTTTGCTGTAACCGGAATGGAGGTTAAGCATGAGTAAAGTAGTGGATATTACAGATAAGTTAAATTTTGAGGAAAGCCCAAAGCTTATTATCAAGGGAGAAGAGTACACAGTAGATGACTCAGCGGAAACAATGTTAAAAATGATGGCATTGTTTGATGATAAGACAGAGGCTGAGGCAGTTCCAGAGGCGTTTCGGTTGCTTTTTAGCGAAAGCGACAGAAAAAAGATCAGTGATCTCAAACTGAACTTTAAGGATTTTACAACTGTAATAGAATACGCCATGAATTTAATCAGAGGCGTGGGTGATGACGAGGGATCTCCCAGCTAATGGAGAAAGATATTATGATCTGTTTGACGATTGGGATCTGATCGTCTCCAGCTTGTTGCAGCAATATGGCGTAAGGATATATTCAATCGAGTTTAAGCGGATGAAATGGGCTGAATTATCAGCATTGATCGCAGGGATTGGGCCAGACACCCCGCTTGGACGGATTGTAAGCATTCGCGCTGAATCTGACAAAGATCGGATCAAAGAGTTTACTCCAGATCAAAAGAGGATATGGAGTAATTGGCGCAAGCAATTAGCTGGTCAGAAGACACAAGAAGATCTAAATGCTACCTTAGATATGTTTAAGGCAGCATTTATCCGGACGGCAGGTGGCGCGGATGGATAAAAAGAAAAAAATAAAGTGTCCGTATTGCGGATACGAACTACCTATATTTTATGCTGATAATGCAGTGTGCAAGAAAATATACGCAATCTGCAAGGGTAGAAACTGTAAAAAAATATTTGAAATTAAGGTCAAGTAGATGCCATTATGAGCCGATGACCTCACACTTTGGAGGTGAGAGCATTGGGGGAAAGTGTAGGCGCAATCGAGCTTGACCTTGAGTTAAATGACAGAGGATTTGACAAATCTGTTAATAGTATTGCTGGAACGGCGAAAAAAGTCGGAAGAACATTAGCAGCCGCATTTGCCATTGATAAAATAGTAGGATTCGGCAAGGAGTGTCTCGATCTTGGTAGTGACTTGGCAGAGGTGCAAAACGTTGTAGATGTAGCATTTGGCCCGACTGTATCAAAAAAGATTAATAGTTTTGCAAAATCGGCCGCACAAAGTTTTGGCTTGTCCGAGACTATGGCAAAAAAGTATGCAGGTACGTTTGGATCCATGGCTACAGCGTTTGGATTTAGTCAAGATCAGGCTGCAGATATGTCTACGCAACTCACTGGGCTTGCTGGTGACGTAGCATCTTTTTACAACATATCGCAGGATGAGGCTTATACAAAGCTTAAGTCTGTATTTACTGGCGAAACGGAATCATTAAAAGATCTCGGCGTTGTAATGACACAAACGGCACTTGATTCATATGCCATGGCTAATGGATTTGGAAAGACTACAGCGCAGATGTCCGAAGCGGAAAAGGTCGCTTTACGTTATTCGTTTGTTCAGAATCAGTTGAGTAACGCAGCGGGAGATTTTGCACGAACATCCGATTCATGGGCTAATCAGACACGAATTTTGGCATTGCAGTTTGACTCATTAAGAGCATCGATCGGTCAGGGACTTATCAATCTCTTTCAGCCGATTATTGTTCAAGTCAACGCTCTGCTTAAAAAAATTGTGGGGCTATCATCGGCTTTCGTGAAACTTACGGAGCTGCTTACAGGCAAAAAGAGCAGTGATAACGGTGTGGCTGATACGGCGGACATGGCGGCAAAAGCCGATGATAACATGTCGGGGGCAGCTAAGTCTGCTAATACATTGACAAAAAATACAAAGGCAGCAGGAAAGGCGGCAAAGAAAGCCGCCAAGGAGATGTTTGGCTTAGCAAGCTGGGATGAGCTGAGTAACAATACCTCATCTAAATCAGATAACAAGGATGCGTCATCAAAGGCAGCAACAGGATCGTCCGGAGGAAGTACATCAAAGGCACCTTCTGGATCTGCACTGGATGACACAACTAAAAGTGCCGGAAAATTATCCACTGCACTTGATGCGGTGCGGAAAAAATTTGATGAATTAAAAAAGCTATTTGTGAAAGGTTTCCAAATCGGCCTAGGCAATACGAGCAGTGTATTTAAGAGCATTAAGAATGAACTTAAGTCAATCGGAAAGACTTTTCAGTCTATATTTACAGACCCAGGACTTTTAACAGCAGCGTCTAATTGTGTCAATAAGATAGTATTGGCACTGGGGAAAATAACAGGAAGTATAGCCAGCATAGGTCTGACGATTGCAGACAATCTATTAGGGGGCATCTCACTGTATCTTAAGCAGCACAAAAAGGATCTGATCGAAGATTTAACGGCGTTGTTTAATATTACGGGAGAGATAGCAACGATCGTTGGTAATTTTAGTGTTGTACTTGCACAGATTGCAACGGTATTCCGCTCCAAAGATGCGAAGTTAATTACAGCAAGTATTATCAGTATTTTTGCAGAAGCGGTAACAAACGTGGCGGTACTGGTGGCGAAGTTTGGTAAAGATGTGCTGAACTTGATCACATCACCGATCATTGCTAATAAAGATGCAATTAAAAAAGCGTTATCAAATACTATTGCGCCGGTATCTAAGATTATACAGAGCATTTCGGCAGTATGGTCAAATACATGGACTAAGATTCAGACATTTTACAATCAACATATTAGTCCGTTGTTTGCGACTATAACAGGATCTGTGACGCAATGGATACAAACATTCTTAAATGGATACAATCAGCACATTGCCCCTGTTCTGTCTGCTTTTGCAACAAAGTTCAAGGCAGTCATGGAACAATATGTACAGCCGGCAATAAATGCTGTTATTGATGCCTTTGGTGATTTTGTTGATGTGGTGGCAGCAGTATGGAAAGCGGCGTTGCAACCGTTGGTAAATTGGTGTATAGCAAAGATCGTTCCGGTGTTTGCAAAACTGTTCAAGACGGCGGGAGATATTATTATAGGTGCGTTAAAAGGCGTATCTGTGGTGATAAAAGGAATAGCAACGGTATTTTCAGGCATATGTAAGATCATTAAAGGAATGGTCACAGGCGATTGGACGACGCTCTGGAATGGTGTGAAAAATGTACTCTCGGTATGCTTGGGAGCTATGAAGACTCTGTCAAATACGATTACTAAAGCAATTGTTGCCGTGATAAAAAATAATTTCGGTACGACTATTGGTTTTTTCAAAAATATTGCGAGTGGGATAAAAGGTGCATTTTCCGGTATTAGCAATTGGTTCAAAAACACTTTCTTAACAGCATCGGGGCACCTGAAAAATCCGTTTTCGGGTATTGGAAATTTTTTCGAGGGAAAGTACAAAGACATCAAGAAAGCGTTTTCAGGTGTGGGTGATTGGTTCTCTGAGAAGTTTAAGGGAACATACGCATCTACAACAAAGGCGTGGTCCGGTGCCAAGGATGCGTTTAAGGGCATACTCGCAAATATTAAAGCACCATTTAAGGGCATTGCTGATTGGTTTGAGAAAACGTTTGGCACAGCATGGACAAAAGTTAAGGCTGTATTTTCCTCAAAGGGCAAGATTTTTGATGGTATTAAAGAAGGCATCGACAAAACCTTTAAGGCTGTTGTTAATACGCTGATCAAAGGACTGAATGTTATTGTCGAGAAACCGTTCACGGGGATCAATAAGATGCTCAACAAGCTTCGTACCGCCGGTGTCGGTAAGTTAAAACCGTTCGCCAAACTTTGGAACGAAAATCCTATTGCAGTACCTAAGATCCCGGCTCTTGCACAAGGTGGATACGTACGAGCCAACACCCCACAGCTTGCCATGATCGGTGATAACAAGCGATACGGTGAGATTGTCGCTCCAGAAAATAAACTGCAGGCAATGGTAGATCGTGCAGTACAGATGTCTGGAACAGCATCAGCAACGGCGCTGGTGCCGGTGATCGAAAGACTGTGCAACGCGATCATTGAATTGGAGCAGAACGGTGGAAGTGGAATATTCGTTGAAAAATACAAGGAAGGTGATCTGCTTAAGGTTGTTCGACAGGAAAATAACCGCTACAAACGACAGCACGGAGCATCTGCATTGATATAAAGGAGGAAGACTATGTATGATCCAAGTAAAGGTGTGATAGCAATAGCCACAGGGTATTCCGGAGGCAAGTATACATACTCCAAAATCAATCACGATTTATTGCAACCAGACACGATGAAGTCCACTCCGGATCAGATGCAGGATTTAGACACATACATCAACGGTAAGGGGTATCTGAAACGTACAGTAATGGAGCATTCACGTTCAAAGTGGGAATGCAACACATGCACGCTGACAGAAAAGCAATGGATATCAATATGTGATCTGTTGGACAAAGGATTTCGCGTCAAGGACGGCAAGGCAAGCGTGAAAAAACGACACTTGAAAGCCCGTTTTTATAACGATTGGACACATGATTATGCCACAATGTATTGCTACGTGCCTGATATTGATTTTCAATACAAACTGGTCCTTAACGGCGAACTAAACTACCAGCCGATACGTATTGCGTTTATCGAGCTGTAGAAAGGAGGGGATAGCATGATGGACCTTACCGACGAACAGAAAAAAGTATTTTACGAGGCGGGATATTTTATTGATTATAGAATGCACTTTCCTGACCTTGGCTTGACAATCGATACAGATACGCTTCATTCCGAATCAGTTACTATCAAAGAAAGTATTTGTGATGATGAAGAACTGACCCTCGGAGGGTGTATTGCGTTTTCATGCGAATTTGAGGTATCGGAGATCATACAACATGATTTAAGCAAACGATCATTTGACGTAACACTGGAAGTCCATGATGAAGCCGGTAACACTATACTGGAAATTCCGATGGGATGCTACAAGGTATATAGTGCAGAGATGGTAGATGATAAGGACTATAAGAAAATCGTAGCGTATGATGCTTTATATGATGCCTCTGCAGATGTGTCTGATTGGTATGAGGGATTGTTTCCGGTGATCTCATCGAACGCGGTCACCAAGACCGATGATAATGGCACCGAGATCACGGTCTTGGTGAAAAACTATGGGACGACCACGCTTAAAGCAATGCGCGAATCATTGTTGCAGCACTTAGGGATCCTGTATGAAGAGCAGTCATTAGTCAACGATGATATGATCGTCAGCAAGAGTCTGCAGCCATCGGGAGATAATTGCACCGGATTAATGATGCTCAAGTGGATGTGCGAGATCCACGGCGGTTTTGGCCGGATGAATCGTAATGGCAGATTTGAGGTAACGACCTTGCAATCTTCCGGGCTGTACCCGGATGAAGA